GGTCCGGTTCGTCAAGACCGGGTCCGAGGCGCTACAGGCCGCCGTCCGGTTCGCGCGCGCGGCGACGAGCCGTAGCATCATACTCATCGCTGACAACGCGTACCACGGCTGGCATGACTGGGTGCAGGCGTCGCACGGGACGCGGCGGACCTCCGGCGGCGGCTATGAGCCGGCACGCGTCGATGCACGCATCTTCTCGTCGGTCTCGTTGGTCCACCCTCCCATGCACTGGTGCCTCGACGACACGTGGCCGAACGGCGTGCCGATCGGCTACACGTCAGGCATAGGCGTCTACAGGTACGGCGACATGGGCAGCCTCGCCGCCGCCGCGAGCGCGGCCGGCTCGTCATCGTCGGCGTCAGGACGGACGCAGCAGTGCGTCGGCGCGGTGATCGTCGAGCCGGCACGGTGGGAAGACCCGAACCCGGACGGGTTCCTGCAGCGCGTCCGGAACTGGTGCGACGCGAACGGTGCGCTCATGATCGTCGACGAGATGATCTACGGCGGCCGGTGGGCGCTCGGTGGCGCGACGCAGCACTTCGGAGTGACGCCGGACCTCGCGTGCTTCGGGAAAGCGATCGGGAACGGCGCGCCGATCGCGTGCGTAGCCGGCAACGAGGCGCTCGCGTTCCTCGGCGAGACCGTGTCGGGCACCTATAGCGGAGACGCAGCCGCGCTCGCCGCCATGCAGGCGACGCTACTGACGTATGCGTCGTCACCGGTGGTCGAGACGTTGTGGGCTAACGGCCGGCTGCTGCAGGCAGGCCTACGCGAGATCGCCGCGTCCGCGCCATCGCCGTGCGTGGCGGAGGGGCAGGCCGTGCATCAGCGCCTGCGGTTCACCGAGCGGCCGGACCTCGGCCGGGTGTTCGCAGGCGAGATGGCCTCGCGCGGCGTCCTGTGGCATCCGGACGTCGTGAACGTCATGGCGGCGCACGCACCGACTGACATCAACCTCGCGCTCGACGCCGCGCGGGCGAGCATGGCGGCGGTGCGCGCATGATCACGCTCCGCGCAGTCACGGACGCTGACGCAGTCGCGCTGTACCGCTGGCGCAACGATGACGAGGCGCGCAAGTACAGCGGTAGCAGCGGCCGCATCCCGTGGCAGGAGCACATCACCTGGTTCGGGAACCGGCTGCTCGCCGGTGCGTGGCTCATCGCGACGTCCGTCCCGGAGGCGACGGCAGTCGGAACCGTGCGCTGGGACAGGCACTTGGACGACCGGACGTGGATCTCGGTCCTCGTCGCGCCGGAGCATCGCGGCCGCGGCGTGGGCGCGGCGATCGTGCTCGTCGCGACCGGACGGCGGGCGGGGCCGGTCTACGCGCGGATCCACGAGGGCAACGCACCGTCGCTCCGCATCTTCGCGCGCGCGGGCTACGTCCGGCTCCCGGAGGAAGATGACGGCGTCTGGCAGACATGGTGGAGGATGGTCTGATGGCATACTACTGGATCTTCTGGACGATCGCCGCGTTCATGGCCGTCAGCCTGCTCCACAATCTGACGGCCGCGCTACTGGCGTCCGCGTCCGCGCTGCGCGCCGAAACGGTGCAACGTCAGGTGGAGTTCGCCTACCAGGTCGCCGACAACGTGAAGCGTGACGCCATCATGAATGAACAGAACAGGCTCGTCGCCGAGAGCAGTGCGCTCCAGCACGCGCGCGTCGCGAACGACGAGGCGTACCGCGCGGAGCAGCGGGAGCACTGGAAGGTCTGTGAACGGCGGTACCTCGCCAGGCTAAAGGAGTCGAGCGAGCCGGAACCGCACGGTGTGAACTGAGGGAACCGAGGTGAGACGATGAGCATTGCGACGTTCAAGATCCAGATCGGCGCGACGGTGACAGACCGCATCAGCGGCTTCCGCGGTGTCGTGACCGCGTACCTAGCCTTAGCCGCGCGGGCCATGGATTTACGGACGCGGACGTGAGGGTGCTCGTCGTCGGCTGAACTAGGGTACGCGTTATCGGGTAGTATTATACAGTGCTTAGAAAACGGCCATGTTCGTTTTGCGGCGAACCGTGCCGGCGAAAGAGGTTCTGCTCGCCAGAATGTTACAACAAGTCTGGTGAGAGAAAGCAAACATGGGCTCGCACATTTGACGGGTCGCTCTCGGACGAAGACATCGAACGGTTCTGGTCGAAAGTCGACAAGGAGTACGGACCAGTCCAACCGCACGTACCGGAACTTGGCCGATGCTGGCCGTGGACTGCCGGCGAGTTCGCCGACGGCTACGGGCTATTCAAGGCGCAGGGCGTCACGATGCGAGCCCACCGCGTCGCTCACGTCATCGCTATCGGGCCGATTCTAGCTAAAATGCTCATCTGTCATAAGTGCGATTTCACGTTATGTTGCCGCCCAAGTCACTTATTTTCCGGGACTCCTGATGACAATTTAAAGGACGCGGTGCGGAAAGGTCGGCTGCCTCGCGGCGAGAACCACTGGCGACGACGAACGGCGGCTGCCTAATGCGTGTGCTGATTATTGGATACGGCAGCATGGGCCGGCGGCACGCGGTGAACGCGGCCGCCCTCGGCCATGATGTGCGCGTCAGTGACCGGGACGTCGCGCGGCAGGAAGCGGCGGTCGGCGACGGGTTCGCACACGCGCCGGCCTGGTGGGTGCCGGACGCCGTCGTGATCGCGACGCCGGTCGCGACGCATCAGGCGCTCCAGAAGTCGGCGCGTGCGCCGCACGTCCTGATCGAGAAGCCGCTCGCGCTCTCGGAGGCAGACTTCCTGCAGGGCTACGCGGCCGGCGACTTCGTCAACATCAAAGGCGGCCGCACCTGGGTCGGGCATAATTGGCGGTTCCATCCGGCCGTCGCGACGCTCCGTGACGCGCTGGCAGGCGAGACGATGCTGTCGGCGCTGTTCTGCTGCCTCGCCGACATGCGCGCCTGGCCAGGGCAGGGCTACGGCGACGCGCTGCTGGAGTGCGGGAGCCACGAGGTTGACACGGCGCTGCACCTGCTCGGTCCGGCAGTCCTGCGGTCTGCCGTGCGCGAGGTACGCGTGGACGGCTGGACGCTCGTGCTCAGGCATGACTCCGGCTGCGAGACGACGGTGGCAGTGCGCGGGGACGTCAGCGCGCCGCAGCGGACCTGCCGCCTCTGGACGTCCCGGGAGACGGTCTGCGGCTACGATCTGCCGCCGTCGGACCGGCTATCGCAGGAGGCCGTCGAGCGTAGTTATCTGGACGAGATGGCCGCGTTCCTAGCTGCGGCGACCGTGCAGCCTGTGGACGCGCGGCTCGCGGGGCTGGCGGACGGGATGGCGGTCTTGCGAATCCTCGACGAGGCGCGAAGAGTGGCGGCATGAAGTCAGGAATTCGTCACGCTCACGTCGCCGCCCGCACCTGCGCGGGGTGCACGCGTGAGGGTGACGTCCGCACGCCTCTCCGGCGCCGAGGCTCCGAGGCGGTCCCGATGCAGGTCCTGATGCCGAAGGCCACGTCCCGCTCGCCGCTCGCCAGCCTCCTCGCGGACGCGCGGCGGCAGTTCGAGGAGCGGCTCGGCATCGCCGGAGACGACCGCCTCGCGCGCGTCCGCCGCCGCCTCCTGCAGCCGCAGCTCGACAGGATGTTCCGCGAGGAGGCCGACCGGATAACCGCCGCCGTGTGCGCGCGCGTCCCGGTCACCATCCCGCCGCCGAAGAGGCGGCCCTGATGCCGAAGGGGATCCCGCGCAACGGCGAGACGCCGGCCCAGCGCCGGGCGCGGCACGGGAAGACGCTCGTCCGCAGCGCCTCCGCGCTAAAGAGAAGAGCGGTACGGAAGCGTATTAGGGACCGCGTCAAGGACCGTCAGGAGACGGCGAAGATCCACGGCGGCCCGCGCGGGCAGGCGCTCGTCCAGGAGGTCACGCAGCAGGTGACACGCGAGAACGAGGCGTTCAAGCTGAAGGTACAGGGGCTGACGTGGGAGCAGATCGGGCAGCGGCTCGGCGTCTCGCCCATCCAGGCGCGTGACGACGTGTTCAGGGCAGCCGGAGACATCGCCGCAGACACCGCCGAACGCGCGCCGGAACTCCGGGTGATCGAGGACGCCGGCCTCGACCAGGTCAAGCGGGCGATGATCCCGCTGCTGCACGGCAGCGTGCCGGCACGGACGACGGTGAAGGTGGTCGGGCGCGGGAAGTCGGCGCGGGTGCTGACGGTGCCGGTGCCGAACGACCCGCTGGACGTCGCGCGGGTGCAGGGGATGGCGGCGCAGCGGCTCGTGAACGTCTCGGCGCGGCGGAGCGCGCTGCTCGGGCTGGACGCGCCTGTCAAGGTGGCGCCGACGGACCCGAGCGGGACGCGGCGGTATCACGAGCTTGGCGAGGCAGAGCTGGAGCGGCTGGTCGCGGAGAAGCGGGCGGAACTCGGCGCCCTGCCGCCGGCGAGCGGGAACGGGGGAGGCGGGAATGGGCAGCCTCCGAGGGAGCCATGAACCCGTTCGCCATCGAAGGCCCGGCGGTGATTTCGTTTTCTGGAGGCCGCACGAGCGCCTACATGCTGCGTCGCGTCCTCAATGAAGGGCTACGGCCGGACGTGTATGTGATCTTCGCAGATACGGGCAAGGAGCGCGAGGAAACGTATGCCTTCGTGCGTGAGTGCGCCGAGCGGTGGGACGTCGAGATCGTGACGGTGTTCCGAGCTGGCCACTTCACGCAGCTCATCACCGATCGGAAGTTTCTCCCGAACCCGGTGACTCGCTTCTGTACCCAGGAGCTAAAGATCCGGCCGATGCGCGACTGGATGCGCGCGAAGGGTTACGAGCACTGGACCAACGTCGTTGGCATCAGAGCTGACGAACCACGCCGCGTGGGGAAGATGCGCGAGTCCGCCGAGAAGCGCTCGGAGCGGTGGGACATCGCATTGCCTCTGGCTGATGCTGGCGTGACGCTCGCGGACGTGAATCACTTCTGGGGCCTTCAGCCGTTCGACCTTCAACTACAGCCGCACGAAGGGAACTGCGACCTCTGTTTCCTGAAGGGGCTCGGCAAGCGCCGGCAGATCATCAGGGACCGGCCGGATCTTGCGGCATGGTGGATAGAGCAGGAACAACGGACGGGCGGGACGTTTCGGAACGACACGCCGAGCTACGCCGCGATTGCAGCGCAGCAGGATTTATTTGCTGACACGGACGCGCTGATCGAATGCTATTGCACCGATTGAACCTTTAGAGGCCAGCCATGATCGATCCTGACGCTCTCCAACACGAAAAAGTGCAGGTGAAGGAGACGCGCGTGGGAGATCGGAGCCAACGTGAGATGACCAGACGGACAAATTCGGAACGCACCCCGACGGATGGCCGACCGTATTACTGCGATGAATGTGGCTTGGGCTTCGGAGAGTTCATCGCCTGCGAAGATGGGTGCTGCGGGTTGGAATCGGTCGCAGACGCCGAAGCGCGCCGCGCGAAAGCTAAACGTAAACGCAGAAAGGTTCGCCGATGACGCGCGACACAGCCTCTTCTTCCTCTGCTGACGCCCTCCTCACCGGCGCGCGAATCGGCAATTCGTTGCTTGCATTAGTGACGCAGCGCGACAACATCAAATTAAACGGCGCAGTGTTGGTCGATGGTGAATGGCAGGCTGTTCACAACATCGCGAATGAGACGCTGCTGTATTTGGTGAAAGCCGAAGCCCGCCTCGCGCAGCTCACCGAGGAGAAGGAGCCAAGCACTGATGCTGGCGTCGATTGCGGCCACGCCTACGCGGACCATTGGCGGAAGCGCGCCGAACAGGCCGAAGCCGCCCTCACCCGTCTCCGCGTCGAAGAGGAGCAGGTAATCGCTGACATGCGCATCTACGGCAACAGCGGTTGTCACTGCACCAACGTGAGACAGTGGGCGGATCGGCTCTCCGCCTTCAATCCTAACGCCGCTGCTGCATCGATCACGCCTCCGATCTATTACATGGGCTGCTGGAACGAGCCTGGCCACTACCTGCACCGGCCGGACGGCACGATCGTCGCCGTGGCAGGGCCGTTCACGTGTATCGACCTTGACGGCGGCCCGTACATGCCGCCGCCGCCGGACGCGGAGTCGACGCCGCCGCTGCTGACGCACGACTGCGGCTGGACGGTGCTGTCGATGTGGGACCGGACGGTCGACACGCGGCCGGGGAGCCACGCGACGTTCCTCGCGCCAGGGACGTTGGCGAAGCCGGAGATGTGGCGGCTCGCGCGCCGGCACTTCCAGCGCGTCGTCGAGCGGCTGATCGCGCGGCGCGAGGGGCATGCGTGACCGCCGCGTCCGCGACGCCACGGCTGCGCCGGCGACGGACGAAGGCAGAATGGCGGCGCCGTCGCGCGGCGCGCGTCCGCCTGCGCGCGGTCCGGCGCCGGCTGCTGCTGTCCGTCGCGCCGACAGATCTCGGCTCGCGCCACTGCCCGGTGCACGGCTGGCACGCGTTCGGGCCGCGCTGCCCTGAAGGCCACTGACAGATGAGACGGAAGCACGCGCAGACGGAGCGGCGGAGGCGGACGGCGCGGTCGCGCCGGCTGGCGAGGATGCGCCGCCGCCTCAGGGTGGTGCGGGACCGGCTCGGGCGGCGGCTGCGGGAGGCGGACGTAGTGCTGGTCTTTAAGTCGATGAGGTCACTGTCGTGACCGACGGGACGGCGGCGTGGATCGCGGAGCAGGTGCGGCTCGCCGACGTCCGCCTGCGGCTGCAGTCGCAGGCGCCGGCGCCGAGGCAGCACGAATTCGTCCTTGACCTCAGGCCGTCCAGCACTGCGAGCCGCGTCATCCTTGACGGCAACGACATCTCAGCCGCCCTGCAGGGCGTCGACATCCACGCGGAGGCCGACGACCTGACGCAACTGACGCTCCGGTCATTGGCGCCGTTACGGATCCGCGCGCTCCTGCCAGGGTCACAGTGCACCGTCGCCGTCTCGGAATTGACGATGCAGCGCGCGCTCGAGGTGGCGTTCCGCTCCACTGGCGTCGTGCGCTCGCTGCCGGACGTCAAAAGCCTCGCGCGGAATCTGCTGAAGGCGCTCGGCCAGCCGTGAAGCGGCACTCGGCGCGCCAGGACGTCGTCATGCCGTGCCCGTGCTGCGGACGCGACTGGCCGCACCGGCGCTTCCCGTCTCTGGAGTCGGACGCTGAAATCGACTGGACATGCGCCGTCTGCCTCCACGCGGAAGTCGCGGCACTGCGCCGCGCCAGCGCCGCGCTGGAGGCGGCGATCCGGCGGCACCGGAACGAACGCGGGGACGACCGTTGCTGGCGCGACGACGAGGTGCTCTATGCTGCCTTGCCGGATGGCCACATGCCGCAGGAGTACGAGGTCGCGGTCGAGATCGAGAACTGCCTCCGGTACATCGCCTGCCGGCGGAACCCGGCGACGGTCTACGTCTCGCCGCAGCGCGAGATCGAGCGCCTGCGCGCCATCATACAATCGAAGTCGTGACGACGGCTATACTCCTCGCCTGGCTGCCAGTGGCCTACGGCGCCGCGCTCGCCGGCGCGGCGTGCGTTCAACGGCGTCGCCGGCGTGTCGACGCCGTACGCGAACGGCTGACGCGGTCCGCCGGCCGGCGATTCCCCCCGAACCGGATAGTTCGTGGCTGACCAGCCGTCCAGGAAGGAACAACTCCTCGCCCAGCTCGCATCGCTAGACGGCGCGCTGCGCGAGAAGGCCGAGACGCACCTGCACGAGTTCGTCCGCCAGTCGTGGAAGGTCGTCGAACCGAAGCGGCCGTTCCAGGACTCGTGGCACATCGGGGCGATCTGCGAGCACCTCGAGGCTGTCGTCGCCGGCCAGATCGCGAACCTCGGGATCAACGTCCCGCCATCGACCGGCAAGTCGACGATCGTCTCGGTGCAGTTCCCCGCCTGGCTCTGGCTCCCGCGGCCGGCCCGCAAGGGCGCGCCGGCGAACCCGCTGCTCGGGCCGGGGACGCGCGTCATGGGCGCGTCCTACGACCTGACGCAGTCCGGCGACGCGCAGACGAAGATGCGGGACCTGGTCATGAGCGACTGGTACCGGGAGCGGTGGGACGTCGCGCTCAGGGAGGACCGCCAGTCGCTCATGCACTACTGGACGGTGGCCGGCGGGTGGCGGATGGGCGTCGCGGTCAGCGCGCCGCGCATGGGCCAGCACCCGCACCTGAAGATCGTCGACGACCCGCACAACCCGCGCAAGCAGCTCCTCTCGGACACGGACATCAAGGACGCGCAGCAGTGGTACGACCTGTTCAAGATCCGCGGCGCGATGTTCCCGGCGCCGACCGTCCTCATCATGCAACGGCTGCACGAACGCGACCTCTGCGGCCACCTCCGCGCGACGGAGGCTGACTGGACGTGGCTCGTCCTGCCGATGCGGTGGGAGCCGAAGCGGATGGTGCAGGTGCCGACGGGGTGGGTGGATCCGCGGGAGGGGCAGCCGGGCGCGCTGCTCTGGCCGGAGGCGTGGCCGGCGGACCGGGTGACGAAGACGTACCCGCCCGGATCCTGGATCGAGGCGAGCCAGGCGCAGCAGCGGCCGGCGCCGGCCGGCGGCCTGATGTTCAAGCGGACGCAGTTCCCGGTCGTCCACGTCCTGCCGTCCGACGTCGTCGCGGAGGTGCGGTCGTGGGACGTCGCCGGGACGGACGTCGCGGAGAAGACGCCGCAGTCCGCACGCACGGCCGGCGTGCGGATGCTCGCGACGGCGTCCGGCAAGTACATCGTCCGCGACGTGCGGAAGGGGTGGTGGGGTGCGGCGGAGGTCGACGCTGAGATGCTGCAGACGGCGCAGCTCGACGGGCGCGAGGTGCCGGTCTGGGAAGAGCGCGAGGGCGGGAGCAGCGGCAAGGCGGTCATCGCGGCCCGGCGGCGCCTGCTTGTCGGATACGGCTACAATGAGTACCGGCTCGCCGGCAAGGGAAGCAAGGTGCAGCGCGCGATCCCGCTCCAGTCGCAGGCGCAGGGCGGCAACTGCGCCATCTACGTCCCGCTGCTGCCGGACGGGACGCCGCACCCGGCGGCGCAGCAGATGGCGCAGGAGTTCCTGGACGAGATCGAGCTGTTTCCGGCCGGGACGCTGAAGGACCAGGTGGACGCGGCGACGCAGGCGTTCAACGTGCTGACGGCCGGCGGCGCGCAGCAGGACCTCGACCTCTCGACCGGCGGGCCGGGAGACGCGGCGCAGGAGACGGAGGAGCAGCGTGCGGCGCGCGAACTGGAACGGACGGCGGAGGCGGAGCGCGTCGTGCTGGACGAGATCCGGCGCAACGGCGTCTACTGGCCTGGCGGCGGCGGCGGATACTTCAACGACAGGTGAGGACCCATGGGACCACACTCGCGAGAAGCCAGTTCATTCGAGACGCAGCCGCCGGATCCGACGCTGGTCGACCGCGTACGGCTCAGGCTCGCCGGCTTCACGCGCGAGACGGCGCTCGTCGGCCAGCGCGTGTGCTGGTCTGGGCCTGGTTGGGCGCTGGAAGGTACGGTGAGGGACGTTAGCGAGCGGACCTTCGAGGTCGACTTCGCCTTCGGCGGCTGGAAGCGTTTCGCCTGGGGCACCGCTCCCAACGAGACGACCACGGCCGTCCTCCAGCAGCTCGGCGTATACTAGCGGCGTCCCGCACGAGCCCAGCGCGCGACAACAGAGCAGCCCTGCTGCTGGAGGCGAAGAACCGATGCCCGCTCCAGTCCTGCCGCTCCGCGCACGCCTCCTTCTCGCCGTCAAGGCCGTCACCGGCCTCTTCTCTGAGCGTTCCGCGTCCGAGGCCTACGGGATGCTCGCCGGCCTCTGGCCCTCGGCGTCCGGGCCGATGTCGGAGCGCGGGACGCGCGAGATCCTGGAGGGCTACGGGAAGATGCCCTGGCTCCGCGCCGTCACGCAGAAGATCGGCGAGACGGTCGCGGCGACGCAGTGGCAGCTCCTCGCGCCGACCGGGCGGACGGCTCCGGAGAAGCTGCGCGGCGCCGTCGCGCTCATCCGGAGCAAGCACCTCCCGGCCGCCGAGCGGACGCGGCGCGTCAAGGACCTGCTCGCGCAGGAGGATCTGCGCGTCATCGAGGAGCACCCGTTCCTCGACGTCCTCGAGCATCCGAACGAGATGATCGTCGGGCAGTCGCTGCTGCACCTGACGCAGGTCCACGTCGACCTCGTCGGCGAGGCGTTCTGGATCAAGGACCGGAACGGCGCCGGGGCGCCGGCCGGGTTCTGGCCGATCCCGCCGCACTGGGTCCGGCAGACGCCGACGGTCACGCGCCGGAGCTACTCCGTCCAGTGGTCGGCGTGGCAGGGGGACATCCCGGACACGGATGTCGTCTGGTTCAAGCACGCGGACCCGGCGAACCCGTACGGGCGCGGCAGCGGCCTCGCGCGGACGCTGGCCGACGAGCTGGAGACGGACGAGTACGCGGCACGGCACACGCGGATGACGTTCCTGAACCGGGCGCGGCCTGACCTGATCATCTACCCGAAGGAGGGGAAGTTCAACTCCGGGAACACGTCGATCGAGAACGCCGACAGGCTCGCTGAGAAGTGGCGGGCCGGGCACCAGGGGTTCCTGCGCGCCGCGCTGCCCTACTTCGCCACGCGCGAGCTAGGCGTGCACGAGATGCGGCAGGACTTCGCGGAGCTGCAGCTCGTCGACCTGCGGAAGCACGAGCGCGACGTCATCATCCAGACGTACGGCATGCCTCCGGAAGAACTCGGCATCACCGAGAGCAGCAACCGCGCGACGGCGAACGTGAGCGAGTTCATCTTCAAGAAGAACCTGATCGTCCCGCGGCTGGAGTTCCTGCGGAGCACGCTCCAGGAGCGGGTGCTGCCGGAGTACGACGAACGGCTCATCCTGTCCTACGTGTCGCCGGTGAGCGAGGACCGGGAGTTCCTGCTGGAGGTGGCGAAGGCGCAGCCGGGGACGCTGCTCGTGGACGAGTGGCGGGCGCGGCAGGGGCTGCCGGAGCTGCCGGACGGCGCCGGCCAGGTCTTCCTGATCCCGACGACGGTCACGATCCGCCAGGACCTGACGGAGCAGCCGGTGCCGCTCGCGCTCGCGGCGCCGCCGCTCGGGCTGCCGCCGACGCAGCGGGCGCTCCTGCGCCGCGCCGCCACGGCTGCGGACTGGGGCCAGGCGCTCGCGGCCTGCCGGGACGCCGGTGACACGGCGACGGCGGCGATCATCCGGCGCGAGATGGCGGACGATCCGGACGCCCTGCCGGAGCTGTCTCGGCGCGTGGCGCGGCGGGAGCCGGCGTTCCGGCGCCTCGTCGCGGCGCAGCTGACGGCGCTGCGGGAGTCGGCGCCGCTGGCGACGTGGGAACAGGCCGTCGGGCGCGGCCTCGGCCCGGACGGCGAGGGGGCTGACGGGCTGCTGCCGTGGCACGAGTGGGGCGCGGAGCTGCGCGTCCAGGTCCGGCCACCGCTGGAGGAGGCGTTCGTCGTCGGCGCGACGGTCGGCGCGGCGGCGGCAGGCGTCAAGCTCGTGCGGTCGGCGGCGCCGGTCGCGAAGGCGGACCCGCCGCAGTTCGAGTTCAACCGCGCGAACCAGCTCGCCGTCGCGTGGGCGGAGCGGCAGGCGGCG